TCTGGGGCTTTTCTCGTTTCTAGGTGTCAAAATGATTGAATTAAACGATGGCGTATATAGCAGTATGCACGGGTTCGGCACAGAAGCAGACCCAGAGAGTCATTTACGTTATGCACCAAGCTACATTCAGCAATATGAACTCAATGAGTTATATCGTGGCTCGTGGATAGCAAAACGCATTATTCATTTAATCCCAGAAGAATCACTTAAAAATGGTCGTGAGTTAGAAATAGAGAACCATGAAGAATACGAAAAAATAGAAAAAAGACTGCGTATATTCGACATTGTAGCTCAAGCATGGGCGATTGCTCGGTTGTCTGGTAATGCTTTTATCGTCTTGCGCCAAAATGGTGATGTGCTTAATACACCGATTAACTTAGCTGGTGATATAGCTAAATTCGATATATTATCTAAAGACCAGATCAGCATTGTTTACCAAAAAGATCAAAGCAACAATACGATTACCGAAATTGATTACTACAAATTCCAAAAAGACGGCATCGGCTTAAAGATACATCCGAGTCGAGTTATTCCGATTTACCCTGATGATACATTTGCACTTAGTCCAGTTCAAGAGAATCGTTCTGAGCTACACGATGCAGCAATAGCTATATATCGTTACGAGATATTGCAAAAAGTCACGCTAGCGTCAAGCAAAGATTTTGGCTTGATAGTATATCATTCTAGTCAGTTAGCAACTCGGATAGCAACTGAGGGTGAAGATAAAATATACTCAGCTTATCGTAAGATTAATCGAATGAAGTCAGCCCTCCAAGGGTTTGTTCTTGATTCAGAAGATACGGTAACGCAACTTGGTGCAGCATTATCACAGTTAGCAACTCCAATCGAGATTGTGACTGATGACATTTGCGGCATTACTGAAGTGCCTAAAACCTTGTTGTTTGGTATTCAGCAAAAAGGATTAGGCAATAATAACGATAGCCAACTCAAGCAATTCTATGAAAAGTGTCAAAGAGAACGTGAACGCTATATTCGCCCAGTCTTTGAGCGCTTAGATGAGATCATTTCAGCAATATATTTTGATGGCCAAGAAATTGATTTTGACTTTGAGCCAATTTCAAAACCAACAGAAAAAGAGAAGGCAGAAGTTAAAAAGATAAATGCTGAAGCAGACAAAATATATCTTGAAGCTGGACTTCCAACTACTGTAGTAACTAAAGAATTGCAAGAGTCAGGAACTTATAATTTATCACCCGATGACGTAGCTCAAGTTAGCAGCATAAAATGGGATCAAATAGATGCTACATCAAATAATCAAACAAGCAATTCGCAACAACAAGCGACTACTCAGCAAGTATAAATCACAGCCACTATTCATTGATAATTTAAAACCCTCCGCCAAGGTGGATTTATTGAATACTCGGCTATTAACTGAACTAGTCTCAAGAATCAACAACCGAATCAAGCAAGATTTAATTCCTAAACTGAAATTATACGAATCGTACTACGCCAATAAGCTGGTAGATTCGTCGGTCTTGCTTGATTTGGATTATGTTGTTGATATTAAGAGTGTGATTAATACTATTACGCTGGATTATTCTGACACTACGTTTAATCAAATTGTTGAATCGGTAGTTTTGCAAATGGCTGGCAATACTCAAAAAGATATCGCTGCAGCTTTGACAAAAGAGATTAATCGGCTAGTTGGTATAGATATATCGCCGTTTATTCAATCACATACTGATGATATTAAGCAAACACTTGAATATTGCAAAGACTACATCGAATCAATACCTAAAAAGTATTTAGCTGATGTACAGAGTAAGGTTTTGCTAAACATTCAAAAAGGCATGCGTTCTAGCTCGATAGTTAAAGAACTGGCGAATCAATACGGCATTACGCTTAACAGAGCTAAAGTAATAGCTCGTGACCAAACCAGCAAATTCAACCTAGCATTAACCACAGCGCAGGCAAAGGACATAGGCTCCGATGAGTTCAAATTCTCAACATCTCATGACGAGCGCGTAAGACGAACACATAGAGATGCCGATGGTAAGTTATGCAAGGTAGGTGATTCGGTCTATAACTTACGCTATGACGTGATGTGCCGCTGCGTTCTTATTATTCAAGTCAAATTCGATTGGGAAACTCCATAATGAAACTATTCACACAAATTTTAGATGCAAGCTCAAAGCGCAGGACCATCAAGAATGATTATTTACTCATTGAAGATAATATTGTTGCTCGTACAGGCATTCAGAAATATACAAAAAGAGAACTAGGGCTAGGCGATAGCAACGAAGTAATTAACGTCATGCGAAGAGCAGATGACGTATTTGATGATGACAGTATTGCTAGTTACAACCAATCACCAATCACTATTTACCACCCCAAGCAATTTGTTGATGCAAGCAATCACGATAAATTAGCCGTAGGGGATTTACCAAAAGCGGTGGCAGACCGAGACAATGGCGTCATTCGCGCGGACTTGATAGTTAAAACAAAAAAAGGCTTACAGGCAATTGATGATGGATTAACTCAATTATCAATGGGCTATACAGCAAATATTGTATTACAAGACGGTGTAACCGATGACGGCACTCCGTATCAAGCCATTCAAGAGAATATAAGAATTAATCATATTGCATTAGTACCCAAGGGGCGCGCAGGTATAGCACAACTATCCGACAGTGTAATAGATTTAAACGACTTCAACAACCATTCAACGGAGGACAGTACAGTGACTATTGAAGAAATTAAAGCTGGATTGGCTAAACTAACCGATGCGGAACGTGAATCCGTTATTGGTGTGTTCAAACCAGTACAAAAACTAAGTGATGCAGAGATTCAATCTCAAATCGAAACAAAAGCTAATGAGTTAGCAATTGTAAAAGCAAATGAAATGGCCCCAGTGATGGCGAAAGAAATGGCAGACAAGGCAATTGCCGATGCTAAAGATCTTAATGATTTGGTAACTAAAGCAAAAGGCTATATCAAAGACTACCAGCCAAATGCCGAAGCAGATCGCAGACAAGTTATGCTTGATGTGATGAAAGCTGCCGCAGCTAATCCAACTGTTAAGAAATTGCTTGATGCCATGTTTGGCGGTGTAGAACCTCAGACATTAAGCGATAGCGCCCTGTACACAGGCTTTAACTTTATCACCAATATGAGTAAAGATTTGCCGTATATGGTCGCAGATAACAAAACGGTGGTAGATCACTTCTCACAATCTCAAAAGCCAGCTACAACGATGCGAATCGCTGATGCTATCAAGTTAACGCAATGTAAGGTATATTAATATGGAAAATTTTAGAACAGAATATACAACCAAGGTTGAAGGTGCAATTAGTTCTGCACGGATTAATGATACTGTCACAGGTATTGCATCGGTGGATGGAATTCAAGCGGGTAGAATCTTAGTACATGATTACGCGAATGGTGACAGAAACCATGCGCTGCCAACTGCTGCATCAACTGATTTGGATATTTCATACCCAGTTTATTTACAGCAAAAATATGTAATCAATAGCATGTCTGGCGATGGGATTAGCGAATATTCAATGGACGATCCTTTGCCTATGCTTGTCAAAGGCACTATTTGGGTTAAATGTCTATCTGGCTGCAATGCTGGTGAGGATGTTTATGTTCGTCATGACGGCTTAAATGCTGGTCTTGTAGATAATGTATCGAGTGCTAACACAATCACTAATCCAGCTCCACAGTACAAATTCTTAGAATCTGTAGCACCAGGCGAATTAGCTGAAATTTACGTAAATAAATAAGGGGATGATATGAATTTCAAAGATATGGATTTTACCGAAAAGGGGATTTTACACAATCCCGATACGATTAAAGTCATTACAGATATGGGTATGTCAGAGTACGGCGACAGACTTGGGCGCGTGGTACATGCTGCGGTTAATGATAATGATATGTTAAGCGAATTAAGCGATGGCCGCAAATTCAAATTTAACGATGCGCCAATGTCTGGTGTTGCGTTCTTGACACATCAACTTGCGTACATGATGGCTGGTACTCAATTAGTACAGTATCCAGAGCTTAAATTTCGCCAACTTGTGAGCATTAATAGCAACTACCCACGAGTAGCAGAATCTATCAACTGGAAAAAACTAGACCATCAAGGTATGGCTTCATTTGATGTTGATTTATCAACGGATGATGTGCCAATGACAGGCGTGGCAATCGGTCAAGACTTAGCACGTATTTATGCTGGTACGATTGGTTATGCGTTCTCTGATGATGAATTAGAGAAAGCATTAGCAACTGGCTTAAATCTTGACTCTGAGAAAGTATTCGCAGCTCGCTTGGGTTACGAACGCCGCATGAATGAGGTTGTTCTTAAAGGTAATGCTGGTGCTAAGATCAAAGGCTTATTTAACCAAGCTCCTGCAGTTGTTGCACCTATTACGTCCCCATTGCAATGGTTTGATGAAACCACTAGCGGTTTGTTTGCTGGCACTGGTATCGGTGATATTCGTGAGGGCTTCAATAAGCTTTTCAAAACTATCTTCGACAAAACCGGACAAACAATTTATCCCGATACTTTGGCATTACCGCCATCAATCTATGATTATTTAGCTGGTACATACACAGGTATTAATGGTGATAAATCATTGCTTGATTTGTTTGCGAATAACAATATTGCTTCAAAAAACAACGGTAAACCTCTGAATATTGTCTCAGTTCGTGAGCTTGAAGATGCTGGAAGTATTGCTAACTCACAAGGTAAAAAATACCGTATTGCTGCTTATAACAATTCGGTCTCAAACTTATTTGTAGCAAATCCTATTCCGCTAGAGTTCTTGGCTCCTCAACGCAATAACTTTAAAATCAAAGTTGTTGGACGTTATTCGATGTCTTCTCTGGTGGTTAAGCGTTCTGAATGCATGGGCTATATGGATGGTATGTAAGAATTGGGCGAAAGCTCAGTAGATGGTGGGCGGGTTGACTCCACCTGCTCATTGCTTAATTTTTGGAGTAATTAAATGGCAAGAACGCCTAAAAAGCGTGAGATATTTGTGCAAAGCGATAAAGTCTATATATTTAATCAAACAGAGAATAAATATATAGCAATTGATGTGGTTAGCTTGATTGACTTAGTTAATCAGGTGCCAACTCATGAAACTATCGCCAGTATTGAATTAGCTCACGAGAAAATAGACTATTTATTAAATAAAATATAATTCTTGAAAGGAATTAATATGACTGCACTTACCCTTGTTCAAGCCCAAGCTAAAGTTAATGCTTTCGTTACTCGCTTCGGTCAAAAAGCTGAACAAACTGCTGTAGATTTCATTACTTCAAATGTTGATGTAGCTGCTTTGGATTCATTAACTGAAGTTGTTAGCGCATTCCAAACGGCGGATGGCAACTTAAATGGCGCTATCACTAGCTTGGCGGCTTCTTCTTCTTCGGCAACTGCAACTGTTCAATCGAACTTGAGCGCTTACATCACTGCTAATGACGCTCATGTTACTTTAGTTGAGGCTAAAGCTGATTACGCTATTGAGAACTTGCCACAATAATCAGAGTGATTATAGAGGTCAGTTTAAACACTGGCCTTTATTAATAATTTTGGAGAGAGATTTAAATGAGAAAAATTTCTATAGCGATGTACAAACAACTTGGCACGTGTTACACGCCAGAAAAGCTAAGCGAAACCAGCGTACACGGCGAGGACGAGATAAGCGTAACGGAGTTTTTAACTTCATACCGGAACAAATTATCATTTAATCACTTGCTGTGGTTACCAGTTCGCGTTGATTACATGGGCGAAACAGATTTACATCGGTTTATCTGCTGGATTGCTGGATTGAATGCGGAACAACTAAATGATAAGTTTAATACTTATATTTCACTTGCTAAAAAGTATGTTGATGGCGTAATCGCGGCTGAGGAGTTAACGCTGATTAGTAAAAATGCCATGATTAATCTATCTAAAGACACTGAAGAGCTGAACAATGCTAACGACGTCGCCGTAGTAATTAAGCTATATGAATGTGCAAATGCTGTCATTGACGGCAAAATCAAAAAAGATAAATTAGATGAAATATATCAAGCAACTATTCGGGACTTATCTATTGATAAAGCCAATATAGCTAAGTTGGCGATTGGTTGTATGCATAGTGATGCTACGACTGCATGGCAATTTATCGTCAATCTGATTGATTCCAATCATGAAATTATTACTGATAAGTTATTAGCATATTTCACGGCTAAAGAAAATAATCAGCCTTTTACATTCGAGTAGACTATGTTGTTACTAGCCAATTTCAGGATTAGATTTCCCGAGTTCAATGTGGTACCAGATGTAAGAGTGCAAATGTATCTTGATGATGCGGTGCCGTTTACGACTAATCCGCCATTAAGGTTTAGTATTGCACCTAGTCAAGATATTGCGCAAGGGTTCGTTACTGCTCACTGGCTGGCAACCCTACCGCAATATGATGCTGGTGGTAATTTGATAACTCTATCAATTCCAACTGGATCAACGGCTGGCAAAATCAAAGTCGGTCAAATTGACATAGAGGATAGCTTATCTAGTACCTCTAACGCTGGTAACTCTGATTACTTCAAAGAGTTCAATGCGTCAATATATGGTAAGCGCTACCTTGAGATATTGCGAACCTATGCTCAGTCGGTTAATACCTCGGCTTCTTCTACTAGGTACGTACCAACTAAAGTTGGTAGTATATTATGAATATTACAATAACAACAATCCAGAACAATGTAAGCGCACTAACCAAATACCTGACTGAATTAGCTCGTAATGAAGTGGCGGTAGGTGTTCCTGAAACTGCACCAGATAAAGACGGTGCCAGCCAGGCATATATTGCAGCGATTCATGAATTTGGAAGCCCTAGAAATAATATTCCAAAGCGTAGTTTTTTAGCAAGTACGCTTAATGAGAATTTAGGTAAATATGCCAATATTTTAACTAATGAGATCAACAACACAGTTCTTAAGTCTTCAATTATTCCAAGTCTTAAGAAATTGGCTATAGTTGTTCAAAATGATGTTTTGTCCAAATTCACTAATAACAGCTGGCAAGCAAACGCACCAAGCACAGTAAAGCAAAAGGGTTCAAGCGCTCCACTAATTGACACTGGCGAGCTAAGACAATCAATCCGTGGAATTGTAAGGAATAAATAATGTTATCCGCTAGATTATTAACCCAAATTGCTGATGCTATCTATCACCCTGATGTTGTGCAAAATTTTACAGTAACACGCGCAAAAGTTGACAGAATAGCCAACGGCAAGCCCAACACTATAGCAACAACAAGCATAGCATTGCGCGGTTCTATACAGCCATCATCAAAACAAAATGCTGGTTATGCTGAGAATCAAACAAAGGGTTTAGTTAATCAAGATGATATAGCTATATTCTCACTCGATAGAATAATTGCATACGATAAAGACTACCTCGCTGATGTTATCGATTGGAACGGCAGAAAATACAGAGTTTACAACGCTGAGGATTTTGGTGGTTATTGGGAAGCTCACGCAACATTCATTCAGTTGAGTAATGAGATTATATCGGCAAATAACAGAACATTCAAAGGCTCAATATTGCCTAATAATCTGGTGGTATTGCCTGAAGTTCCATTGACGATAGTTAAGGCTGATGTTATTGATTTACTCGGCAACATAGTGCAGCCAAGCGCACCGATAACAATCGGCTTAAATGGTGAGATAACAATATCGCTGGCGACTAACTTCATGGGTAATTACCTAACTATTGAATACACGATTTAAAAGAAAATAAAAATATGCAATTACAAAATATTAATCAAGTATCAATGACAAGCTTGGAAATAGCGGAATTAACCGGCAAGTTACATAAAAATGTAATGAGAGATATCCGCAACATGTTTAACGAGCTCAAAATTGAGCCAACTGTTTTTATTGAATATTTTGAAGATAAGAATGGGGATAAGCAACCACTTTATAAACTCAGCAAAGAACATGCTTTATGTTTAACCTCTGGATATTCTGCAATACTACGATTGAAGATAATTCGCAAAGTTGAAGAGCTATCTCAGGCTTTGATTCAACCTACGTACACGGCTCACAATATGATTATTGCTCAAAATGTAGAGCAGCTAATTCAAGATGATCAGAAGTATAAAGAGTATGCAAGCGAATGCGGCAGGCAATTACAATACCTAAAAGAACTCAATGCAATTAAAAAAGAATCACTACAGCGAATAATTGATTTTGCTCAAAAAGAATTAGCATTATTCTAAAAAACACACAGCCACCTTCGGGTGGCTTTTTTATTGGCAAATTATGGATATTACTCAGAAAGTAGCTGACCTCGTAAGGCTTACGCTCAACATGCCTGATAAAACTGTGTACACAGCTCAAGAAGATATGCCGCTGAGTCCAGATATCCCCGTTATTTACATTGAACTAAGCAAGCCACCTAAGCAATTTGGCACGCCAAATATTGAGATGATGGCTAAGACTGACACAGTTGGGAATGTTATCAATGACATTAACGAAACAATTATTAATCAATATTTAGCTGAATTTCAAATTGATTTTCTTGCATTCGAGATTGCCAAGGCTTTAGAGCTACCAACTCGGCTACAGAATCAATTATTTAGCGATATGGGTAAGTTAATCCAGAATGAATTAGGAATTGGCGTTGGCAAATGTGAGTTTAGTCAAAATTTCAAAGAGTTGATCAATGAAAAATGGATAAATCGCTCAATAGTCAATATCCAGATTTATTTCACTATCAAAACAGTTAATTCAATCGCTGAATACAAGCAAGTCGAGATTCAGAATGTTAACACTAATCAAACTTTTATAGAGGATGTTCAGTAATGTCAATTACTCCTAATCAACTCGCAGCAGTGAGCGGTACATTATCGCAAGCTGCATTTGCCGGTAAGTCATTCGACAGATTTTTATTTATCAGTGATGATATTGTAAGTCAACCAGCCGCACCAAAGCCAACAGATTATTATACTTTAGCGGATGTATCAACCGTATTCGGTAGCTTGTCAGAAGAGTATAAAGCCGCTCTAGTATGGTTTAGCAATCCCAAAGTTCAATCAACGGGTAAGCCATTTAGTATTTATACTTATGATACTGTGGCAGAGCCAGTTGTTGTTAACGCATTAAATACACTTTGGACAAACTACACCAGCGCATACTTTGGTGGTATTTCAATGAATATTTTAAGCTTACAAACTCCATTGCAAATTGCTGCTATTTTGTCTTGGACCTTAACTGTACGCCCATTTATTTTTGGAATTAATTATAACGGTGTTGATGCGATTGATGCTGCACTAACAACCGATTTGCGCTCAGTATCAGACCCGTTACAATTACAAACAACTTGCTTTACTTATCACACTAGCAATGATTATGCTTATATAGCTGGATTTGCTTATATGGCTTGCGTTGATTTGACGGGTAAAGATACTAGCTACACGCTACACTGGAAAACATTATACGGCGTAGCTGCGCTTGATTTAAGCAACGCACAAGCCGCGGCACTTAAAGCCAAGGGTTACACATTCTATGCGTATATGGATACATTGCCGATGTGCTTCCATAGCTTTACTGGTGATAAATCTTATCTTGATGAGATTCATCAATCAGACTGGTTGAACTCTAAGATTCAAGAGAATTTAATTAATCTTGGGCGCAGATTTCCTAAGATCGCTCAAACTGAAGATGGAATGACGGCGGCACGCAATGAAGTTATCAAAGCTTTGGAATTAGGCGTTTACAACGGCACTGTCGGGCGTGGTTTAGAGAGTCAAGTTAACTTAGGGCGTTACTCTGTTGGCGATATTATGACTGATGGATATGAGGTTATCTCAACCCCGGTTAGATTGCAAACAGCCGCAGATCGTCAAGCGCGTAAAGCAACATTGATTCAATTTGCTACTACGCTCAGTGGAGCAATACACACTTGGACGGCGGAAGGCGTTTACATTAGATAATAAATAACTGGTTTGAACAAATAGGCTTTCAAAGCCTATTTCAATAGAAAAGGAATTAAGATGTCCACATACAATCCAAAGAATCATATATTAATGATCAACGGCAAGCGCATTACTGGCTTTGCTGGTAAGATTAAAATCAAGTACGACGACGACAGAGTCAAAGAAGAGAATCACGGCGAAACAACAACGCATATAATCAACCCGAGCGAAGCTGGAACACTTGAATTTGAGTTAACTCATAATAGCAAATCAAACAGCTATTTAAACTCAATTAGTCAAGCCATGCGCTTAGTTAAAGCACCTCGAATTGCTGGCAGTTTTGAAGCCCCTGATTCTGATGAAAAAACATTGTTCAGCGGTGGAGTAGTTAAGACTGCTCCAGAAATTGAACATGATACAACTGGCGATGCCCCTGGTGCTAAAACTTGGACGCTGCATTTTGAGCGAATTTCGCCAACGCACGGTAGCGGTACAGATCTAATTGAAACAGCAGTTAATGGTGTTAATACTCTTATCGGGATGGTAGGCTAATGGAAAAGATTAAACTAAGCTATGATGATAAATCAGTGGTTATTGCCAAGCTTAATGCTTTGGATGGCTTGAAATTTATCAACAAATGCTCTGCTCCAATTACCGACATGAGCGACGAATCACGCAATGTATTACTCAAGTTGATGTCAGAGAATATCTGGGTTGATGGAGAGGCTTACGATGCAGAAAAATCTAGCCTGGGTGATACTATTGCGCTGATTCAGATGTTCAATGAATATCAGACGGCGGACATCGAAAAAAAGTCAGCACTTATCAAGAACTTAGTAGCAAACTCCCTAAACCAAAAATAGATTTTGACGATTTGCCAAAGCAGAGCGACGGCGTTGTGTGGGCAGTGATTCCTGATTACTGCTCACTACAAGAAGCCAGAACCATCTACAGTCTAAGCGATATTTACGACTTCAATATAAACATGCTCACAAATTCAATAATTCAACACAGGATTCAATCATGCAATTCTTAAAAGAGCTAATGATAGGCATTAGCACCAAGGTTAATCTGCAAGGGTTAAATCAAGGCATGGCTAACATTAATGCTAAATTAAATAACGTTAAGATGGGATTCCAAGGGTTAAATAATAAAATCTCTGGGCTTGAAGTTGCTGGTTTGTCGCTTGGTATGGCTGGCATTATTGATAAAGCTGTGAAGTTTGAAGATCATATGAGCGGGGTTATTAAGCAAGTAAACGGTTTGCGCGATTCTAGTGGTAATTTAACTGCTGAATATAAAGGCATGGAAGATCAAATTAGAGAACTTGCCAAACGCTCGCCGATTTCTGCTAATGATATCGCTGATATTGTGACGGCTGGTGCACGCATGAATGTGGCTAAAGAAGACCTAATGGGCTTTACCGAAACGGCTATGAAAATGGCGACTGCTTTCGAGGCTCCTGCGGCTGAATTAACTGATCAGATGGGTAAAATTTCTAACGTGTTCGGTATTCCGATTAAATCTATTGGTGGACTAGCTGATACTATTAACTATCTTGATGATAATGCAATCTCAAAAGGTAGCGATATTATCAATGTATTGCAACGTATTGGCGGTACAGCTAAGACCGTAGGCATGAGTGCTAAAGATGCCGCTGCTCTTGGTAGTACGTTCTTGTCTTTGGGTGCGAGTGCTGAAATTGCAGCAACTGGATCAAATGCTCTAATGTCAATTTTGGCAACAGCAGGGACGAATAAATCAGCAACTAAAGGGCTTTCTGCTCTTGGTTTAAATGCTAAAGCTATTCAACAAGGCATGGTTACTGATGCCACTGGCACGATTCAACAAGTGCTTAATAAAGTCAATGCATTGCCACAAGTGCAAAAGCTTAATGTGTTAACAGAAATATTCGGACGTGAATATGCTGATGATATTGCTAAAGTAGCTGGAAGCGTTGGTGAATATCGTCGTCAATTAGAACTTGCTAATGGCGCAGCCGCTACTGGCTCAATGGATAGAGAATACCAAAATAAGTTAAAAACTACTTCTGCGCAAATGGAGATATTCAAAAACAAAGCAATTGATGTAGGGATTACATTAGGTCAAGCGTTGCTACCGCCTATTATTAATATCATGGATAAACTTGGTCCTCTAGTAAGTTCATTTGGTGAGTGGGCTAAAAACAATCAAGGATTAATTACAGGTATTGGTGGTTTAATCGCTGGGTTGGTTGGTTTTAAGTTAGCTATGGCTGGAATCGGTTTATTATTTATGCCGATAAGTACAGCGATAACAGTATTTAGCAGTTTACGAAAAATGACTTTGCTGTTAACCGCAGCTCAGTGGTTATGGAATGCGGCAAACTTAGCTAATCCGATGGTTTGGATTGTTGGTGCAATTGTGATTGGTGTTGCTGCCTTAACCGCTGGTGTTGCTTATCTTTATACCAATTGGGATAATGTAAAAAGAATCGCTGGGGAAGTTGGTATAGCTATCAAGGACGCCATAGGTTCGGCTATTGACTGGGTTATATCTAAAATTGCAGGAATATTTCAAGCGTTTAGCGACGTATGGAATAATATCAAATCTGTATTTAGCGGAGGTAACAGCCTTGCTGTAAACTCCACAGTTGATAGCACGAAGGCTAGGCAATCATCGCCACAGCCATCTTTTGCGACAGCTTCAAATTATCCAATGGTCCAAGCCCAGCAGAAAATTAATGCCTCAATTCCTGCAATGCCACAGGTCCAGGCAACAAAAGGCTACAACCCAACTGTAACTGCTGCACAAGCTCAAAACAGTAAGGTGGCTATAGTTAATGCAGCACAAGCAAAACAACCACCTCAAGTAGTAAAACAGCAATCACAGCCTAATAATGTAACGATGACTAATAATTACACGATTAATGCAGCGACTAACCCGCAAGCGGTAAGTGCTGAGATTGATAAACGAAACAGGGTTGCAAGATCGTACTTAAATGGTGGTGTTGCTGGATAAAGCAAGTTTTAAAAAGGTGCTACCGTGTTCAAAATAGTAACAGAAGAGAGCGAAACTATAATGTTTGACGCGGTGGCGAGTTATACCATTGATAATACATTGGAATTAACAAGCACACCTGTGCAAAGTGGCGAAGTTATGACTGACCATGCACGATTAACCCCGCGAAAGTTAAAAGCAACTGTCATTGTTAGTGATTTATGCAATCGCACAGCTCAGCATGGGAAATTTGGCGAAACTCGGCATATTAATGCTTACCAGGCTTTGCGAGATATTCAAAAGCGTAAATTGCTGATAACGATATATACAGATGAAGAAAAGCTGGATAACTTCATGCTAACTAGCTTACCGTTTGAGAACTCAGCCGATAAGTACAGAACATATACGGAAGATATTGAGTTTACTGAGGTACAGTTCGGCATAGTTAAGACTAGCGAAGTAAAACCAAAGGACACTAAAAAGCATGTGGCAGCTAGAAAAAAACAAGTCGGCAAAAAGCCCAGTCAAGCCGTATCAACGCCAACACTTAATGCTGCGTACCAAAAAAACTCAAATTTCGCTAGCAAAATCCAAAGTAGTATTATGGGAACTAAATCGGCGCGAATGAGTACTAATTTTGACGCTATTGGAGACCTCTAATGCTTGAACTTGATTTAGAGAATGATCTACCGTACTTTGAGCAGTCATTCAACGCAAAGGATGGTCGGGAAATATTAGCCACCATCCGCTGGAACGTTGTCAGTAGTTGCTTTTGTGCCAATATCTTTGATGTTGATAATAGTAAATACTTGCTCAATGGTATCCCTCTGGTGCTTGGCTGCGATATTTTCGCTCCATATGGCAAACTAGGATTAGGCTCGCTGATTCTAATTGACTTAGATCAAACGGGTATAGACGCAAATATCAACGATTTAAACGTGAGAATTAAAGCGGTGACATTATGAGATTATTCGGCAGGGTTATTAAAGCTATGATTACCAATGATAAAACTGGTAAGCAGTTTACAATTGATAGTAAGGACAATCTGAGAATCGCAATAAACGCAACAAAAGACAATGATAGTAAGCCAAATACTGCGACTTTGAAGCTCTATAATCTCAATAAAGACACTCGCTCGGCTTTATCTGCTAACGGGTTATCAGTTGCGGTTAGTGTAGGGTATCTTGATGGCTATAATGTGATTTTTACTGGCAACATCGTACACTATACATTGAAACGTGAGAATCTTGATAGCATTTTTGAGATCACGGTGGGTGATGGACATAATGACTATGTAAATTCATTTATGGCGAAGTCATTCAAATCATCATCAACGCATAACGACGTGATTAATGAAGCTCAGCGGACTATGTCGAATACCAAGCAGGGCAAACTTACGCAGTCAGTCAAGGCTCAGAACGTAAGAGGTAGGACAGTATTCGCTCCAACTCGCAAGGTTCTTGATGATATGTCCAAGTATCACAATCTGAATTGGTCGATTCAAGACGGCAGCTTGATGGTGTTGAGTAATATGGAGGCACTGACAAATCACGTTGTGATTGTTGATGATAGTTTATTAATTGACCCAATCGAAGAGCAAATTGACGATAAACAAACGAGCTACCTAGTTCATACCCGAGTTAATCCATTTTATCGGATTAACGGAGTTGTGAAAATTGATAACTCCAAAATTGTAAGAAGCTACCGAGAAGATGAAGGCAAGAAGAAACAACATAAAACGAGTAGCAACAAAGATGGTAATTATAAGATTATTAAAATTGAGTACGATTGTGATACTCATTCAGGTAATTTTGATTGTAAAGTATCGGTTATTAACATATGAAACAAATAGCAAACAATGAATTTTCACTAGTTGATGAGCAGATTAAAAGCCACTTAGTCAATAATTTACACACTGCATTACCTGGTGAGATTATCTCATTTAATCCACAAACACAGACTGCCGAAGTGCAGCCAGTTGGTAAAGTAAAATTGCAGAATGGCGAAAGCGTAACTATGCCGCCGTGCCTTGACGTGCCAGTTAAGTTTCCATTTGGCGGTGGTTTTGGATTAACGTTTCCTGTGAAAGCTGGAGATACTTGCTTGATTATTTTTGCTGAAAAGAACATTGATAACTGGTACGCAGGGCAGAATGAAGAAGAGCAAGACACTAGGCGGTTTGATTTGTCTGATGGCTTTGCGTTGGTTGGTTTTTCAAATCAAAAAACATCTATTACTAATTTTGATATGTCGGGTACTTGCTTACGTAATAAAGATAATACCGTCAATATTAAATTAGATGATAGCTCAATTACAAGCACGGTATCTGGTGCAGAATTAAAGCTCACTGCCAGCAAGTTAACTTGCAGTGTACCGATTGAAGCGCCACAAATATCCGCTCCAAGTATCAAAGCTGGTGGCGTTGAGATGGCTAATCACACTCATAAATACACCGATGATGGCAGTCAACTAGATACGCAGGCGGCAACATGATAAAAATACTCAAACTTAATAATGATAATGACTTTGACCCCGTTACACTGGGTAAAGACATCTATATTTATGGTAGAGATGCAACCGCGCAGCTTGTCACTCGACGGCTTAATCTCTGGAAGCGCAGTTGGTTTTTAGATACAGAGGAAGGCGCAGACTGGATTAAGTGGGCGAATGTTAAGCCAATTGATCATCAGATGATTAAAGCTGAATTTACTCAGCGAATATTAGATACTGCTGGCGTTAAGCGGATATTGTCATATAACTACGAGTATGACCGCAAAACACGCCATTATCAGATTAAATGCGTTTATACCTCGATTTACTCGGATTATGAAACGGCTCTGGCTGCCAAATTAGCTGCAGGCGATTCTGAAGATTACGGTAGCAAGTTTGCATATTCACTAGTCTATACACCTATAACACTAATCTGGCAGCTTGATATATCAAGGCTTGGCGTTGATAACTTTACAGGATAATTAAATGAGAATTAACAATCATAAACTCGGCGATATAGTTTACCACGACCAATTTTTTGAATACTTCAATCAATTGCGTGGTGCTTTGAACATCCAACCTGACGATAATGCGATTTTACGTGGATTGCAATTAAGTCAATCAGGTACAAACGTTAATGTGTCTGCTGG